GTAGTACTCAGAAATGGACAGCAACTAACTTGCTTGAGAAACAAATTCTTGAAGCAGGTCAGTTTTAAGGGGATACAATATGGGTTCATTATTAAGAATTAAGCGCAGTGAATTAAGCGGTAATCCAGCGGTATTGGCTGCAGGTGAACTTGCATATAGTGCTCTTGCGGATAATGGCAGTAACGGTGGTGACAGACTGTACATTGGTATGGGTACTGAAACTGCTGGTAATGCAGTTAATCACATAATTATAGGTGGTAAGCGTTATACTGATATGGTTGACGCAGCCACTAGTTTAAATACTGTTGGCACACTAGTTAAGCGTGATAGCAATGGAGATTTCAGTGCTCGTAATATTACTGCTGCCTTAATAGGTAATGCAGACACCGCTACTAAGTGGTTAAATCCACGAACACTGAGTTTAACTGGCGACGCAACAGCAAGTTTTAATAGTGTAGACGGCAGCCAAAATGTAAGTGCAGCACTAACACTAGCAAACAGCGGGGTTACAGCAGGTAGCTACGGCAGTGCAACAGCAATACCTACATTTACGGTAGACAGTAAGGGTAGACTAACTGCAGCAGGTACAGTAAGTGTTGCTACTAATTTAAGCATAGCAGGTAACACAGGAACAGACACTGTTAGCTTATTAACTGACACACTAACAGTTACTGGCGGGGTAGGCGTACTTACCACAGTAACCAACAACACAATTACAATTGATTTACCGCAAGCATTGGCGCCCACCAGCAATGTTACCTTTAATGACGTAACAGTAAACGGTACACTAAACAGTAATGATATTACCGCGGCCAACATTAATATTGATGGTAATGCTTCGATTACAGGTAACTTAACTGTATTGGGTACAGTTACCACTGTAAATAGTACTACAGTCGCAATTGGTGATAAGAATATTGAGTTAGCTAAGGATGCAACTAGTGCAGCAATGGCTGATGGTGGTGGTTTAACTATCAGGGGCCCAGCAGTTCCAGCTACCTTTACTTATAACAGCGGCGATGATCGCTGGGGTATGAACAAGGATTTAACAGTTGCACAAGTATTTGGTAACTTAAAGGGCAATGCAGATACTGCTACAAAGTGGCAAACAGCCCGTGACTTAAGTTTAACAGGCGATGCAACAGCTACTTTAACCAGTGTTGATGGTAGCGCAAATGTGAGTGCCGCAATTACTCTAGCAACTGTAAACAGTAATGTTGGTACTTTTGGAGATAGCGTAACAGTTCCAACACTAACAGTAAATGCAAAAGGTTTAGTAACAGCAGTAGCACAAACAGCAATTCCTACAGCAACTACACTGATCAAAGGTTTAGCAAGTTTTGTAGCCACACAATTTACAGTAACCAACGGAAGCGTTGAGTTAACACAAGTAGATTGCGGAACTTATTAATTTTGGCTGGGAGCTTGAATGGCAACACTTTTAAAATTAAAACGTAGTGCAGTTGCTAACAAGATCCCGCTACCAGAGGATCTTGACTTTGGCGAAATAGCCATTAACTACCAAGATGGTATAATATACTACAAAAAGCCAAATGGCACAATAGCAGCTTTAGGTGGCGGTGGTAGTGGTGGTGCTGTTGGCAGGTCCGTAAATGAATTTACTGCAACTGCCGGACAAACTACCTTTACAGTTCCAGGCGGATATACTGCAGGATTCTTAGATGTAATTATTAACGGTAGTCAACTAGCTAGTACTGATTATACTGCCACAGATGGTAATACTGTGGTAATGCTGCAAGCGTGTGTAGCAGGAGATTTAGTTCGACTAGTAGGATATGATGCAGTAAGCTTAGCAAATACATACAGAAAATCTGAAGTGGATGCGCTAGTAAATGATACTGCAATAGTTATGAGTATTGCATTGGGGTAATCTATGGCAACAAGTTTTATAAATGTAACTGCAAATGCTGTAGGTACCACAGAGCAGATAGTATTTACAGCTAGTGATAAGTGCATAGTGGTAGGTTGTAGTATAACTAATCTACTATCAACAACTGTGCCTTTTACTATAAAATTACGCAAAGGTACGCAAGATACTTTTGTACATAAAGATAAACGTATAGAAGCTGGCGAGCCTTTTGAGTTGATGAAGGGCAATAAACTTGTGTTAGCTAGTGGTGATAAACTAGTAGTTAGCGCAAAAGTAGACAGCAGTGTAGACGTTGTATTTTCACTACTACAAGGAGTGGCATAATGAGCGGCTTCTATACAGGCACTGATTTAGCCGACAAAGTGTTTTATGGGTTTCGTCTAAATCCTGACACTGGCAATTTAGATATAGAGATTTTAGACGGGGACACCCCAGTTTCACTACCACAAAGCGACATAATTGATAAATACGATTATAAGCAGTGGTTCTGGACAAAAGACACCGTAAGGTTCGAGTGGGGCAATGGTGGACACTTATTGATGAGGCTAATATAATATGAGTCAATTAATTGATCTTGGAAAATTACGCTTCCACTTTGCTGGTGACTGGAACGCTGGCACTACATATGAATCAAATGATGTAGTAAAGTACGGTGGTAACGTTTATGTTTATACATACGGGTTAAAAACAAGCGGCAATCTTCCAACTAATACAACATACTGGGCCTTAATGATTCAAGGCTTTAAGTTTAAGGGTGTATTTAGTACTACTACAGAGTACAGAGTTGGTGATGGTGTTGCACACGGCGGTAAAATTTATATTGCTGTGCTGGACAGTACTGGTCAAACGCCTCCTAATACTACTTACTGGTCACAATTTGCAGACGGTATTCAGTATGAAGGCAGTTACGATAACACACGAGCATATCAACGTAATGACGTTGTAACCCTGGGTGGTGTTGTCTATATTGCTAAGGTGGACACAACTGGTAATAATCCTACTAATACTACCTACTGGGATAGACTAGTAGATGGTATTAGTCCACAGAGTGTGTTTAATAGTGCAACTAATTATGTTGTAGGCGACTTGGTTGCATACGGTAGTAATATTTATCGCTGTAAAGTAAACAGCGTAAATAACTTGCCAACTAATACTGCGTTTTGGGACCCGTTTATATACGGCTTCAGCAATCGCGGTGTTTGGAGTAATGCAGCGGCTTATAAGATTGGTGAAATTGTTACTTACGGTGGCAGTACCTATCAAGCAAAGCAAGATAATACAAATGCTAATCCTAGCACAGCTACTACAAGTTGGGAAAAACTAACTTACGGTTTTAAGAATCGTGGTAATTGGTCTACTGCTACAGAGTATGCAACAGATGACGTTGTAGTGTACGGCGGCAATACCTTTATAGCACTGACTCCGCACGCTAGTACAGTGTTTGAAAGTGATCTTGGTGCTACAAAATGGCAAAAGTTTAATAGTGGTATTCGTTGGAGAGGTGCTTGGGGTACAAGTACTCTATACCTAAAAGACGACATTGTTAAGGATGCAGTAGGCAGCGCTTACATAGCTAAATTAGATCATACTAGTAGTGCTGCATTTAATACTGACTTAACTGATAATAAGTGGGAAGCTTTTGTAATTGGCGGAAGTGATGTACTACCACCAATACAAGCAAGTGATCCAGGTCAAAGTTTAACAGTACTAACTAATGGTACTAGTATTGATTGGATTGGGGCTACACAAAGTGCTAACACATACTATGTAGCGCCACATGGTCAAGACAATGCAAACAGCGGTAAAAATCTAGCCGCTCCATTTGCAAGCATTAAATATGCTTGTGGAGTTGCAGCAGCTACTGGCCAACCCTCTACTATTTTTGTAAAAACAGGTACATACAGTGAACAACTACCAATAGTAGTGCCTGCCAATGTAGCAATTGTTGGTGATAATCAACGTACAACAATTGTACAGCCTAAAACTGGATTGAGTGATGATGGTGTAACGCCAAATAATCAAAGCTCTATGTGGTTAATGAGTAACGGCAGCATACTGAATAAAATGACTTTTATTGGTATGACTGGTTGGGTACCTGGCACTACCGCCGGAGATATTGCTACTAGTACAATTAAAGGTGTTGTAGCCACACTAAATCCAGCTAGCCCAGTTACTAGTAAATCCCCATATGTGTTAGAATGTAGTGCAATCGGCGTAGGATTGATCGGTGCACTAGTAGATGGTAATATACATGCCAGTGGCAACAGATCCATGATTTTCCACGGCTATACCGTTATCAGTGATAATGGTGTTGGTTACTGGATTAAGCATGGTGGTAAAGCAGAAATTGTTAGCTGTTTTACATACTACTGCTACTTTGGATATGCTACTACAGCTGGCGGATTTATTCGCGCACTGAATGGTAATAATAGTTACGGAACTTGGGGTGCTTACTCCGAAGGTTTTGACAGTACAGAAACTGCAGTAACAGGCACTATCTTAGGTCAACAGCTAAACTTTACTTACAGCGGCGGTACAATTAATGTTGGCGATACAGTTACAGCTAGCAGTGGTGGAACAGCTATAGTTACTAATGTACAATACACGGCTGATAAAGTATACGTTAAAAATGCAACTGGAACATTTACAGTTAATGATACGTTAACATTTACAAGTGGTGGTACTGGTACAGTAAAAGGTGCAGGACTAGAAAATCAAAAAGGCTTTGTACTTGTATTAAGTGGCCTAACAGCAGCCCCTAAACCTGGTCAAAGCGTGCAGATTGCTGGTGACACATACTCGTATGTTGTACAAAGTTTTACTGGTACTTACACAAACGCAACCAGTCAGATCGTAGTCGTACTATCGCAAGAAAAGCCAACCGGCAGTGCTAGTGGTAGTGCAGTTACGCTACGCAGCAAGTACTCACAGATTCGCTTAACAGGACACGACTTCTTAAATATTGGTACTGGCGGACTAGTTACAACTAACTACCCCGGTGAGCCTACACAACCGCCTGCACAAGGCAATGAAACCAATGAAGTATTTCCTGGCCGTGTGTTCTATGTAAGTACCGATCAGGATGGTAACTTCCGTGTTGGTGAATACTTCCGTATTGATCAGGCAACGGGACGCGCTACACTGAATGCTAGTGCATTTGACTTAGCAGGTCTTACAAGTTTGCGCTTGGGTAGTATTGGTGCTCAGCTTGGTGAAACCATCAACGAATTTAGTAGCGATGCTACACTGAGTGGTAACAGTAATGCTGCAGTTCCTACAGAGTATGCTGTAAAAACCTATGTAGATACCAATATAGGTGCAATCAGTGTAAATGAAATACCTTTTGTTACTACAATCAGTAGCGACAAAACAATGACAAGTAATAAAATGGCGTTTAGTATGGGTACGCTTACACTGAGTGGTGCCACAACAACTTATACAATTAATAGTGGTAGTTACCACTTTGTGCTGAATCCGAACGGATTTGCTTTATTTAATTAATCAAGGGAATATAAACTATGTCTAAATTAGTCGTAGATCAAATTCAAAAATCCGGCGGCCCAGCACTTACACTACCAACTGTAAGCCCGACAGCCGGTCAGTATATACAATCTGATGCAAGTGGTAACTTATCATTTGCATCAGGACCAACTACTGCAAAAATTGCTGAAAAGGTGCTGTACAGCAGCGAGCGAGGCGATGGCAGTGTAAGCACTATCAAAGTAATGTGGACAGATTTGGTTAGTGGTATTAGTACCGCTAGCGTAGAGTCTGTTGAGCTGCTAATGAACAGTTTTGCCAGCAGCAGTGCATTCTATATGCGATTGATTGGCCAAAATAGTAGTGCTGCTGATATTGCTACTGGCTACTTTGGTCTTGGATACCACGGTCAATATGGTGGTGGAAACCACATGCTTAGTAGCAATACTAATAGCAATGACGGTATGTGTTGGTTTCCTGGATACAGTAGTGCGGCCTCAGCAAACTACAGCTATGGTAGTGGTATAAACGGTACTGTACAATTTGAACCAACCACATACGGCAGCTATGAAAAACGTATTCATGGTGTAGTTAGCTATCAACAAAGCACTAGCTATAGTTATCCAAATAATGAAATGACTACCTGGGGTAATTATGGTACTAACTCAGTACCAGCCACTTGGCACGGTGTTCGTATTTATCCTAGTTCTGGTAATTGGACGCAGGGCAGTTTAGTAATTCGTATTCACTATCGTTAATCAGGAGACAGTAAATGAAAAAATATGAAAATGGTCAACTAGTGGATATGACTGTACTGGAAATTCAGCAGTTTGAAGCACAACAAGCAGCAGCACAAGCCCAGCATCGCGAACATGAATTCAATCGTGTTCGCAGTGAGCGTAATGAGTTGCTAAATCAAAGTGACTGGACACAAATGCCAGACAGTCCACTAACCAGTGCAAAAAAGCAAGAGTGGGCTCAATATCGCCAACAACTTCGTGACTTTATGGAGACAGTTACAGATCCTTTTACAGTACAGTTTCCACAAAAGCCTCAGTAAGGAGGTATTATGCCAACTAAATTAGAAGTTGAACAATTAGTTACAAAAAGCCCTGTAGATGTTACCAACGGGGCAGTAATGACCTTAGGTGGTACACAGTACACTGTTCCAGCAGAGTTTTTTGAAGCACAAACAAGCTATATTCGCCCCACCTTAGTTACCGGTCAGCAACAGTACACCAGTGCCGGCACCTATAGTTGGGTAGCGCCGCCTGGGGTATACAGCGTTAATGTAGTCTGTGTAGGTGGTGGTGGTGGTGGTTATGACGGTTGGGCTAATCCAGCGGGCAGTGGTGGTGGCCTTGGCTGGAGAAATAATATTAAAGTAACCCCAGGCACAACTTATACAGTGGTAGTAGGTGAGCGTGGATATAGCTATCCAAATGATACTGGTAGTACATCAGCAATGGTTGGTGGTACTAGTTATTTCAAAGATACATCTACAGTGGCCGGATACGGCGGCGGAAATGCGGCCGGATATAGCAGTAACGGCCCTAATGCTAACGGCTATGGTGGTGGATATGTAGGTGAAGGCGGTGGGGCCGGTGGTAATGGTAGTAGCTATCAAGGCGGTGGAGGTGCCGGCGGCTATATTGGTCGCGGCGGAAATACTCGTGAAACTTGGAATAGCACTGTAAATGGTGGTTATGGCGGTAGTTACTACAGCTCTACTTATGGAACTGGTGCAGGTGGTGGAGTAGGGTTAAATGGTATTACAGGATATCCTAGTCCCGGTTATGCTTTCTACAACCCATTTTCAGGATACAATAATGATCCAAGTAATGGTAGCGGCGGTAGTGGTGCTCATGGCGGCAGCAATGGCCAATATGGTGAAAATCCTTTTAGCGGCCAAGGTACAAGCAGTAGCAATATTTATGGCGGTAATTATGGTGGCGGTGGCGGTGGTCCAGGTACAAGCTGGCCGAGTGCTAGTGGACAAGGTGGAGTAGGCGGCGTAAGAATAATTTGGGGCCCTGGTCGCAGTTATCCCAATAATGCAACCTAAGGAATATTATGGAATATATAGAAGTTGGACAACAGGGTGATCCAATAGGGCACCCTGTTTTAAAAGAAAATTTACAGTATGTGTTTCCAGGTATTGAAATTACGCCAGAAACAATGGCTCCACATGGATACAGACCTATACTAGAAAATAAACCTGTTTTAACAGCAAAACAAACAGCCACTAGAGCAGGATTTACTAAACAGGGAAATGATTTTGTTTGGAACTGGAATGTAATTACTCACGATCAAGAGTACTTAACTAATATGTTTATTAGATTTAGGCGTGATGCTGAACTCCGTGATACTGATTGGACACAAACTTTGGACGCACCCCTCACTGCTGAAAAGAAGCAACAGTGGGCAACATATAGACAACAGTTACGCGACTTAACCACCCAGTATCCAGATGTTGACGAAACTACTCAAATAGACTGGCCACAAAGACCACAATAATTTTTATTTAAATGAGCGAATTTATAAAACCTATATTTAGTACACCACTACTAATAGCTAAATGTGATAATACAGAAGTTTTATCAGAAGCCAATTCTTTGGCTTATGCTTTACGAGATAATATAACTACTGGCAGTTTAGTTTCTGAAAAATGGGATCTTGGTATAAAGTCCTCTAACAAAGAGGACTTTTATACTAACGGTGTTACTTCGTTTAACTCCACTGAAAATTTATGTGCTAAACCAGAGTGGAATAATATAACCAAATTTGTACATGAATTTGTAGGAATTTTATTAAATAGTGTGGATGTAAATAAACCGCCCTATAGTATAATAAATATGTGGACTACAATTTATCCACAAAACTGTTTTGTACCTGAACACATACACAGTAATTCTTACTTAAGTGGCGTGTTTTATACAAAAGCAGAAAAAGATTGTGGAGATTTAGTTTTTCATGATCCTAGCTGGGTTGCAAAAAGTATGTTTATGCATACTAATATTCCTAAATTTCCAAATGTAGAAACTAAGCACCCTATAACACCTGAGCCTGGCCTATTAGTAATATTTCCTAGCTGGCTGCCACACAGGAGTTTACCTAATAGTTCTGGTGATGATAGAATAATTTTAAGTTTTAATATAGGTTTTTTAGATGAGACCAATTTATAAATATTATAGGCAAGTTTTAACAAAAGAGGATTGTGATTATTTGATTAAAAATGGTCTTAATAATCTTGAAGTTTCAAAAGTATCCAGAGAGATTATACCAAGTAAATTATTGCGAAAAGGTAAAGTTAGCTGGATAAAACCTGGTGAAGATAAAAAATCTGATGAAATTGTACAAAAAATTGTAAATTTAATGTTTTGGGAGGCAGAAGAGACTCATGGAGTTAGTCTTTCAAAAGTAGAAAATGTGCAATTTGCAAAGTATGGTATACTAGATCATTACAATAAACATATGGATGTAGGTAGTGATGGAACCTATAGAGTATTATCTGCTGTAGTAGAACTTAGTGATCCCAAAGATTATATAGGTGGCGGACTCAATTTATACCTTGCTGAAAAAACTCATCCAATACCATTTGAACAAGGTACTGTAGTAACTTTTCCTTCAATCCTGCCGCACAAAGCAAAACCAGTTTTTTGGGGCAACAGGTACTCACTTACACTGTGGGGCTCACGAGATTAAATGACAACACTTAAAGAACTTACACAACACAATCACGAAATAGCAGAGCAACACGCTTTTACTAAATTGTTACTAGGTGGTAAGATTAGTAGTGGTATATACGCCACGTACTTAGCAAATCAACTAATACAATATCAGGTTTTAGAACACTGCAGTAAGCATCTGCTAGATCAATTACCAGGCATCGCTCGCAGTGAACTTATTTTGCAAGATTTGCTAGAACTAGATGAGCCTGTTATTATATTTGATACTACTGCACACTACTGCAACCATGTAAAAAGTTTAACTGATCACGGCCTTTGGGCCCACATTTACACCAAACACTTGGGTGACCTGTATGGCGGTCAACTAATTAAAACCAAGGTAATGGGTACTGGTAGAATGTATCAGTTTCAAAATCGCCAAGAATTAATTGCACAACTAAGACAGAAATTGGACGTTAGCATGGCTAGTGAAGCAAACAAGTGCTTTGAGTTAACCTTGGACCTGTTCAACAGGATTGCAGATGAGTATAATCTTTAAAAGGTTAAAGGCCCATGCGCTAGAACTTGAAAAGGTTCTAAGCTCACGGGCCTTTTTGTTGCCGCAAGAAACTCCACTACTATGGACTAGTAATAGTTACAACTGCTGCTGGTTTAGACGAGCAAACATTGATATAATAGATGCCAGTGCCACAAAGCGTTTATGGATGATGCACCTTTGCGTATTTCCACAAGTTTATGACGGTGCGCCCGTGTATGGTTTTGATATTGTGGCAGGCGAGAATAAAATTACAGGTGCTTTTTTGGATTTTAGTCCGATCAATAAGGAGCACCCGCTATGCAGTTGGTTTGAGGAACTTGTAGAACCAATGCACTGGAATAAGCGGCGAGAACTACCAGACTGGGCTAAACAAATATTTAGTAGTTCAATGGTAGCGGCCGGAAATATAAACAGCGAGTTTGAGTTGGACGCTGTGTTGGAATTGAGTAAAAAGTCATTGATACACTACTTGGACAATATAAAAACGCACAGGCCACCAATGACTTACGAAGAAATGGTTGCAAAG